ATCAATGATGCGGGATCGTAGACCCCCCTCACCCCCTGACCCCCTCTCCCATTCGGGAGAGGGGGAAGCTGGAGAAGTATGACAAGCTGGAACGAACCGATCGATTTTTTTGCACGGGGATCGCAGAGCATTGAGCTGCTGGCGCCGATCTATTTGGCGATGGATGAGTTCATGCGCGGTGATTTCTTTGTGCCGGTGAAGTTATTGGAGCAGGCGCAGGCTTTGGGTCTTCGAGAAGCGGTCGGGTTGCGCGGGTCAGTGAATCAGCCGTTGGAGGTGAAGCCGCCGATGCGGTCCGCGCCGATGGTGACTTGTACATATCGGGATCTGTTGGCGGCAACACGGACCAGCACGCCGAGAGCGCACATCCATTTCCAGATGGATGATTTCAAGGGGGCTGCGATGGATAAGGTGCAGTTGTTTATCTGCGATGAGGCGCGGCAAGATTGGGCGAAGAAGTATTTTCCGAAGAAGGATTGTGTGGTGGATCATGTTTCAGGTTCCACGTTTCAGGTTTCAGGTTTGGCGGAGGCGATCGTGGCATATGTGAGGGAGCATGGTAATTTGAGATGCGTGGATCAGATCGATGGGGAGAGCATTGGGATCGTGTATATGGCATTTGGTGAGAAGGCTGCCGCGGCGGTGAAGGCATCGGTGAAGTCGCTGAGAAGAATCGGGTTGCAGATCCCGGTGTGTGTGGTGGGGTCAACACCGGTGTTGGGTTTGCAGTTCATCGAGTGGACCGGGGAAAGTCCGTTCGATGCTTCGCAGAGGCACAACTTCCAATTCAGGGCGGGACGCATCAAGCCGAAGTTGTATGGGGTGACGCCGTTCGAGCGGACGCTTTACATCGATGCGGATACGGAATTCATGGCTGACATCCTGCCGGGGTTCGAGGCGTTGAGTGAATACGATGTGGTGATCGCGCGCGAGAACCTGACGCTGGGGCAGTTGTATAACAAGAAATTGGCGGGCTGGGAGATCAACCTGATCGAGCGGGATGCGACGATCGCGGAGTTGCAGGCGGGTGAGAATGTACATTTTTTGAATTCGGGCGTGCTGTTTTTCCGCAAGTGCCCGGCGGTGGAAACCGCGATGGGACGCTGGTATGAGGAGTGGATGCGCTGGCACCAGTGGGATGAGCAGCTCTCTTATATGCGCGCGTTTTATAGGACACCGGAGGCGAGGGTGAAGATATTGAACCCTGAGTGGAATTCGCCGCACAGGATCAAGGGGACGATTATTTTTCATAATTATGGGAGGGGGGTGGTGAGGATGGATGTGGATGCTTTCACCCTCACCCCCAGCCCCTCTCCCGTAGGGAGAGGGGAGTCTGCGGAGGTGATGGCATGAGGTTTAGTGAGTTGATCGGCAGGTATGCAGGTGAAACGGCTTGGATCGTGGGGAAGGGTCCGAGTTTGCAGTATTTACGCGCGGAGGATTTTGGCGCGGGTCCGGTGATCGCGTTGAATCAGGCGATCATGGCGGTGGAAGCGCTGGGGATCTCGAACTGGGTCTATTCGCTGCAGAAGGACGGCTGCGGGATCGAGGGTCCGCATGAGGTGTGTATGCAACGTGACGGGTATGACTGGATGCTGAAACCACAGCGGGCGACGTTGATGGTGCAGGATGCGCCCGGGTATTCGCGTGACTGCCTGCGGGCGTATGAACCGAGAATGGCGATCCAGATCATGCGTGATCTGAAATTCCCCTATCTGCAAACGATGGCGGTGCGGATGGGGATTGCCATCGCAAAGCAAATGGGCTGCGTGAAGATCATGATGTTGTGCTGTGATTCGCTGGTGAACGGGAATTTGAATACATTCAACGTGTGGACAGGACAGGCAGAGCGCACGAGCGCAGGCGATTATTATAAATATGCGAAGCAAAGAATCATGCGGGAGCTGGTCAATATCCAATATACATTTTTGATCCCTGAGGAGTTGGTATGACTAACGAAGAAATCATCATCCAGGCATGGCAGGCAGCGCCCTCGTGGACTTCGGAGGCGGAGCGTAATGAGTTATGTAATTTGGCGCGGGAAGTCCGTCCAAATGGCTTGATCGTGGAGATCGGTGGACTATACGGCGGCATGACCGCCGTACTCGGGCTGGCAAATCCGCAAGCGCGGATCACAGTGATCGATGAATTTTCATGGGACCCGCAGAAAACCGGCGTGAGCGCGAAGCAATTATTGGCGAATGTAAAGCGCGTGGGCGTGAATAATGTAGAGGTGATCACCGGTGACAGTCGCAGGGTTGGCAAGGTCTGGAATCGTTCCATTGATCTATTATGGATCGATGGTGGACATTCATATGAGTTCGTGAAGAGCGACCTGGATCATTTCGGTCCACATGCGCGGGTGATCGCTTTGCACGATTGGGATAACCAGTTTTGGAAAACGATCCGACAGGCGGTGGATGATTTTATTCACCAACATCCAGAATGGAAGATTGATCATCACGTTGAAATGGTGGTGGTATTGGCGCGGATGCCAATGGCAGAGCCGCAGATGAGCGAGTTGTAAGATGAGCAAATTATTATCTGAACTTGTGGTGGATCTGATGGAGGATGTGCCTGCGGAGGACGGGGTGCCATCGACGACGCAGTATGAGAATGCGATCAAGGATGCGGTGCGGGATTTTTCGGAGCGCTGCGGACTGGAGCAGATCGGGACGTTGAACATCGTTTCGGGCACTGCGACGTATGACCTGCCCGCTGATTTTTTGAGCTTGATCACGCTGATCGATATGAGCGGTGACGGTGTACTGATCTCGCCGCAGGGACTGATCCCGCTGAGCACGCTTTGGTGCGAGAGGAAAACGATCCGCAATGGACAGATCACGTTGTTTCCGACCCCGAGTTATACGCTGGCGAGAGTACTCCGATATAAGGCGGCGTGGATCGGGACGGACATCGGCGGGGAGTATCCAGATATCGAGTATGAGACGATGAGCGAGCGCGAGGCGCGGATCGTGTTGTTGAAGGCGCAAGCGATTGGATTGACGAAGCAGGCGAATGCGCAGGCTGGCACGGCGATCAAATATTCCTTTGGCGCAGTGAGCGAAGACCTGGGCGGGGCGAGCGAATCGTCACGCAAGAATTCCAATGACCTGGAACGCGAATTCGATGAGGCGTGCAGGAAATATAACGGGACGTATGGGAGTGCGTGAGACCCCCCTGTCACCGAGTACGGTGACATCCCCTCAAATGTCCGCAAAGAGCGCGGAAATTTAGGGGGAGAGGATAAGGAGAATTATGAACACGAGTTTTTATCAGGCACGGATGAGAGTTATCCGCGGGAGAAATGAGATCTCGCTGGCGATTCGGCGCGGTGAGTCGAGTTTGTCTGCGCAGTTGATGCGGATCGAGTACGCCGGTGTGCGCGGATTTCGATTGCAATCGGATGCGGCGCGCCAGGCTCAGCAGGCGGTGTTTATTTTGGGTGAGCCGGATATGGATATTGCGGTGGATGACCGGTTGACTTATGGCGGTGTGTTGTTCAGGGTTGTGTTTGTGCAGCCGAATCGATTGGCGGCGACTATTGCCGAGGCGATAGCGGTGCAATGAGCAGCGGATTTCAATGGGTTATTTCGCCGGAGGTGATCGCGAAGGGTCTCGATGACTATGGCGAGAAGGCTTTGGTGGCTTTGCAGGCAGTAGCAAGCTATTGGGGGCAGTCCATTCAGGATGAGGCGCGGCAGAATGCGGTTTGGGAGGACAGAACCGGCAACGCGCGCGGCGGTCTGTTTTTTGCGGTGGATGGTTTTGGGTTGAATCCATTGATGGGCGAGGTGACGCCTGAAGCAAAAAGTGAGATGAGCGATGTGGCAGTGGAGAGCGGCGATAGAGATACGCTGATCATCACGCTGGCGCATACGGTGTTTTATGGTAAGTATTTGGAAACGTCGAACGGCGGCACTTATGCGATTGTGATGAGCACGATCGAGAAGAATTTGGGAAGTTTGGAACGAATGGTTCAGGAAGTATTCAGCGGTTAGCGATTAGGAAAAGTTATGGCGACACTTAAACAAAGAGTTAATGCATTTTTCAATCCGCCTGTTCAGGCTGAGACAACTTCTGCCGCAAGTCAGCAATCGATTTCGGCTGAATACGAAAAGCTGAAAGCTGATCAGGACCGCATTGCCATCGTGAAGAGCTGTCAGTTGATGTATGAGACCGATCCGCGCGTGAAGAAAGATATCCGTATTTCGGCACGCGATATGGTCAAGGCGGGATTCATTATCAAGACCAAAAATGCGGAAGCGAAAGCCATTGCAGATCGTCTGCAAAAACGGCTGGATCTGAACCAGGTGTTAGAAGATGCGAGCCGTGAGACCCAGCGGGATGGCGATTCGTTCTATGAAGTGGTTATCAATAACGATCTGGATATTTCCGAAGCATCACGCAAGCCCACGCTGCAGGTGCATCGCAACAGTAATTCCAAAGATAAGTTCGACGATCCGACACATGCGTTTTGGATGGGTCCCGCTCAATGGTATAGCCCGGAGCCGTCGAAAGATGCGCTGTGGTTTTCGGAATGGCAGATGATCCATGTGCGGTGGGATCATGAAAAGAATAAACGCTATGGTTCGCCAAAATATTCGAGCGCCACATCCGCATTCAAGCGGGTGCAGGATGGCGAGTTGAATGTGGCAGTGCGGCGCAAGCTGGGAGGCGCACAGATCAGACAACATATCGTGGAAGGTTCGCCCGCGGATGTGGAAGCGTATAAGGAGAATAACAAAGCGTCGTTCGGAAAAATATCCGCAGTGACCGACCTGTTCTCGAATAAGCCGGGTTCGTTGAATGTGTTTCAGGGCGATGGAAATATCGACAAGATTGGGGACGTGAATCATCACGTATCCACATTGATGACGGCAAGTGATCTGCCAATGGCATTGATCGGCTATGGTGGTGATTTGAATCGGGATGTGCTGGGCGATCAAAAGGAGGAATATGAAGATACGTTGTCACAGGATCGTGAATGGTTGACATCGCAATTGGTGAAACCATTGTTAGAACGTCAGTGGCTGTTGAAAGGCATTCTCCCTGCAAGTATCGATTACAAGATTATTTGGCGAACTGCAAAGCCATTGACACCTGCGGATTTACGAGACCTGGCGGATGGGTTGGCTCGCTTGCGGGTATCCGGTGTGAAGGAAGAAATTATTCAAACTATCGCAGCCATGTATTTGCGTAATGTGGAGGAAGAGATTTTGAATTCGGATGGGTTCAGCGCGGAGCAATTTGCGAAGAGTTTGCAGGGAATTTCGATATGATGATTCACCACGAAGGGTCACAAAGGAAAAAATGAAGGAAGAAATTCTGAAAGAACTTGAATTTATTTTGAACGAAAAAACAGTCGCTTTTTTTTCGGTCATATTGACGCGCCGCGAGGATGGGACGTATCTTCCAATCATTACTGCTTTTGGCATTGATAAGGCAACGTATGCAACACGAGTAATAATTTCAGATGCAATTATTCATCTTGCACAAAAAATGAGAGAACGAGAATGAGTGTTTTATTGCAGCCGATTGAGTTGAATGAAGCGACCAAATCTGAAAAGTTGATTCAGAAGTTGGATGCTATTCCGTTGGGGCGGATATATCAGGCTTCGTTCAAGGCTGTGGTGAGGCTGCATGTGTTTTTTACCGGGCGCACTCACGAATTATTTTTGCGGTTCACGAAGGATGCGAAGGCGATCATCATGGACCAGGGCGGCAAAAGCCAGGTGTTGGATGGGGCGAGTGGTTTGGCGGCACAGCGTGAGATTCTCAAGGCGTGGGGGGAGGTGTTCGAGGTGTGGCGGGGGGAGTTGGAGAAGGCGAGGATGGAGGCGGCATCGATACCTTTCGGAGTTTTAGCAGTGGCGCACGAGCGAATGGTTCTCCCCATCGTCGAACGTCAAACGTCGAAGGTCGAAGAGCGGGAGACGTTAGACGTTCAACGTTTGACGGAGACCGTGGAAGATGGTGTATTTAGCCCTCAACTTTCTGTTCTTCTCAATGTGGCTTCAGATTGGTTGTATGGGGATGGGTTGAACCTTTCGGGGCGGGTGTGGAAGGTGGATCAGGATGCGAGGGATGGCATGAATATGGTGTTGATGAATGGGATTTCGAGCGGTGATTCGGCTTGGAATATTGCGCAGGCGTTGGAGCAGTTTTTGGGGGCGAATGCGGATTGCCCGCGGTGGACATCCACACGGTTGTATGGACGGACGAAAAGCGATATCGCTGCGGGGGATACGGCGGGGTTGTTGAGCGGGAATGCGTGCGATGGCTCGGGCGTTTCGTACAACGCGCTGCGCCTGGCGCGAACGGAGATCCAGAAGGCTCATGCGCTGGCAACGGATCGGGTGCTGGCGTCCCAGCCGTGGGTACAGATGGAGAAGACCAATTTGAGCCCGGCGCATGTGGGCAATGATATCTGTGATGAAGTTGCGAACGGAGGGGAAAAAGGGGACGGGGTGTACCCGGTGGGCACCATTGAATTGCCGCTGCATCCGAATTGTTTGGATTATAAGACGGCGGTGTTGATGGCTTCAACGGATTTTACACAACGGATGAACGGATGGTTGAACGGATCGGAGGCTTGGGGGGAGATGGATGATTACGCGGAGTTGGTTGGTGGGGATGTGAGTCAATCCGTTTTGCCGAATGCGGTGAATTTGGCGGTGTGGTTGTTTGGTGAGGATTTGGCGAAATGGATCAAGTGATTTTCACCACGAAGGGTCACGAAGGATCACAAAGGAAAATTGGATGAGTTTATCGGATGATGTCAAAACGGTTTTGGAAGGTGATGAGGCTTTGATGGCGCTTCTCTCGGGGGGGGTGTTCAACGAGGTGGAGGAGATCAGCAAGCAGAATACGTCGGGGGCGTTCGATGCGAATGGCGAGATCCAGCCGTGCGCGTTGATCAAGCTGGGGGTGGAGAGCAGGCTGCGCAGCGGCATCCCGAACTCGGTCAATACGCCTCTGGTAATCTATTTTTATGAGCGGCAGGGTTATGAGGTGATCGAAGCGGCGATGAGTTTGGTGTTCCTGGATTTGAACGAGCAGAAGATCGGGACGCAGGTTTGGAGAATTGAGTTCGATATTGCAGTGAATCAGCAGCGGGATACGGCGTTGGATTGCGCGCTCGGCTCGCTGAGGTTTGTGGCGAAGAGGAAGAGATAGCCACCCCACCCGACCCCCACCCTGCCTCCCCCATTTGGGAGAGCGCAAAATGGGGGAGGAGAAAATAATAAAGGAGATTGACATGGCATTAGATTTGAATCCAACACCGTATGGCTTGAGCGACGTGAAGGTGACTTCGCTGGATGGCAGTGTGCAGGCTGACCTGCCGCTGGCGACGAAGTTTTCGTTCAAGGAACGAATCAAGAGCGCGGAGGGTCAGGGCGATGACAGGATATCGACCGTGGTCTCTGTGCGCGAGGCTGTGGAGTGGGAACTGGAATGCACCGGCTTACCGCTGGAGGCATTAGCCGTCATGTACGACATTTCGACCAGCACGACCGGGTCCACTCCGAACCAGGTGAAGAGATTGAATGCGGCGGGCGCAGTGCGTTTGCCTTATTTCAAGATCTATGGCAAATCCCTGGGCGATGGCGATGATGATGTGCATGGCATCATTTATAAAGCGAAGATCACCGAGGGACAGGATGCGCCGCTGAATTATGGCGAGCTGCAGAAGACGGTGATCAAGGGCATCGGCATCGATGATGGCACGAATGGCGTGTATGACTGGGTGCTGAATGAGACGGCGGATGAGCTGCCGGGAAGTTAGCTTTCAGCGGTCAGCAGTCAGCTATCAGTGAAGAGGAGAAAACCATGACAAAGAAGAATGGCAGGGTTGCCAGTTTTGAGCAGGGACAATTGGCGAAGCGCGTCAATCTGGCTGAGTGGCGCGCGGGTCGCTTGCATGAGCTGACATTACCCAGTGGACTGGACGTGAAGGTCCGCGATGTGGATATGACAGACCTGGTGTTGACAGGCGCGATCCCGAATACGCTGGTGGAGTTGCTGGGCAATGAAGAGACGCAGAAGCTGAGCGAAGAGGAAGTTGGGAAGAAGATGCTCGGCGAGAATAAAACCGATTTTGCGACGTTGATCAGCGTACTGGTGAAGGCGGCGCTGGTGGAACCTGCGATCGGGGATGTGCCGGATGATACACACATCATGCTCGATGAATTGTCATTTGCGGACAAGATGGAAATCTTCAACTTCGTGAACAGGGACGCAAGCGCGGTGCGTCCCTTTCGCGAAGGATCTGCAGAACCTGCTGAGGCTGCACAACCAGGCTGAAACCTATGGACACCTGCCGAGCGAGATCATGGGACTGGAAACCCCGTGGGGCGCGTGGCAGTTGAACGAGGTGACGTTGATGGTTGGTCGCAGGGTTGAGAACAACTTGAATAATAAGAAGGATGCGTGGGAAGGGTTCAGCTCTCAGCGGTTAGCGATCAGCGGTCAGCTCAAAAGATTTCGCAGTGCGAAGGGGCGCGTGAGTAAGAAAGTGACTATCAAAGCTGATGGTACATGGTGATTGACATGATGAATCGGAAGATGTATACTCACAACAGAATCGGTCAGGGTTCCTATGAAGGCGGCGCTTGTTGTTTAAGCGACATCGCATCATCAAAAACCAAATATATTCATAGGCAAAATGCTGCCATAGAAGCAAGTCGAATCGCCGCCCACCCTGACCGGTTCCCGAC